AATGTACCAAGCATTGCCTAAATGCATACACGTAAAAGATAGCCCTGTCGCAGGACAGGGTTTATTTGCTTTAAGCGATATACCTGATGACGTGTACCTTGGTATATCACACGTTGTAGTAGATGATGACATTATGAGGACACCTCTAGGAGGGTTCGTTAATCATAGTGAAGATCCTAACTGCATCAAAGTATTTGAAGAAGAAGAGTGGGGGAAGATATATCATATGAGAACTATTAGAGAGATTAAGAAGGGTGAAGAGTTGTTTTTGAAGTACACTTTCTACTCTGTTAACACAGGTAACAATTAGTTTACAAAAAACGGTATAAATATATTGAAGGTATATTCTGTACAGAATGGCTTTAATATCGAAGTCCTTCCGCGACTTCTCTTTGACATTTGAAAAAAATGCGGTGACTGACGACGTTCTCTCACTAAAGAACGAGGCAGCCATTAAGCAGTCTGTCAAAAATATTGTTATGTACAATTGGTATGAAAAGCCTTTCGATCATAAGTTCGGTGGTAACATCATTGGTTTGTTATTTGAGAACCATACACCTGCTTTAGAGGCAGAAATTGCGGAGAATTTAAGAAAGATTATCAACATTCATGAACCAAGAGTACTAGTATTTACGGTTAAAACATTATTTGAACCCGATAATAACAGTCTTCTTGCAAGAATAGAATATTTAATTACTGGTATACCTCCAAAAGTTGATAATTTAGAACTTGCATTTAAACCGTAATGGCATTTCAACAGGTTAATGCCCTTGAATTTAATCAAATCAAGGCACAAATAAAAAGTTACCTCAGGGCACAGGACCAATTCTCGGACTATGACTTCGAGGGATCGTCCTTGACGGTGTTAATTGATATTCTTGCATATAATACTTACTATACAAGTGTAAATGCTAACCTTGCAGTTAATGAAGGTTTCCTTGAGACAGCGGTTTTACGTGAGAATGTTGTAAAGCTTGCTAGGATGATTGGTTATACACCAGTTTCTGCACGTTCTTCTAAAACAGTTGTCAATATTTCAGTTCAGACAACGTTCCCATACCCCAAAACTGTAACTCTTAATGCTGGATTAGTACTAAACTTCACAGGATTAGATAATAATAACTTTGTATTCTCTACTCCTGTTGATATTGCCCAGTCAGTTGATAGTTTATCGGGTATCGCAACGTTCTCAAACTTAGAATTATCAGAAGGTGTATACCTAACTGATACATTTGTACGTGATATTAACCAAAGACAGCGTTTTATCTTAACTAACTCTAACGCAGATACCTCAACAATGCGTGTAAGGGTTACTTCTGGTACTGTTGTAGAGAGATATCTACAAGCAACAGACGTTACTAAGATAAATGCTGAATCAAAAGTCTATTTCTTAGAAGAATCTGAGTATGAAAGACCTGAAGTACTCTTTGGAGACGGTACTATAGGTAAAGATTTGGCAAATGGAGACGTAGTTGCAGTTACTTACACCACTTCTTCAGGAACTGGTGCAAATGGATTGCAAGTTTTCACTAATATTGGTAATTTTAGGGATGATCAGAACAATGCAATCACTTCTGGCATCACAATTAGCCTTGTAAGTAAGCCAGATGGGGGTTCTGCACAAGAAACTACTGAATCCATCAAGTTTGCTGCTCCTAAATTCTACTCTGCGTTTGGTAGAGCAGTCTCAACACGTGATTATGAAGCAATTATACCACAAATTTACACGAATGTCTCTTCTATTGCCTGTTATGGCGGTGAGGAGGCATCTCCACCTCAATATGGAAAGGTATTTTTGTCAATTAAACCAAAAAATGCTGATAAATTATCTCTTTCAGAGAAAAATGTCATTTTGAAGAAGCTCAGAGAGTATTCTGTTGCTGCAATTCAACCCCAAATCGTTGATCCATCTATTCTATACATTGATTTGACTAGTTTTGTTTATTACAACCCTAATGTAACACGTAGAACACAGGATCAGATTAAGAATGTAGTAATAAATACCCTAACACTGCTCAATAAAGGGTCTGAGTTTAATAAGTTTGGTGGAAAATTCAAATTCTCCAAACTTCAAAAGGTAATTGATGATGCAGAAACCTCAATTACTTCTAATATCACTCGTCTCAAGATGAGAAAGAACGTAACAGTTGATTTAAACACTCGTGTTAACTATAAAATATGTTACGGTAACAGAATTAAGCAAGGAACATCAACAGAACCTTCTGTTTCCACTAGTGGATTCAAGATTTTGGGTGATACAACCAATACTTATTACATGAATGATGACGGTGCTAAGTCGTTAAGGTTGTTTTACGTTAAAGGAACGGGTGAAAAGGAGTATGTTGATGGTTTGTGGGGTACAGTTGATTATGATATGGGTGAAATTGTCATTAATGACCTGACAATTACATCAACTGATGTTAGTGGAAATGGATTGCAGATATCTGCAGTACCTTTATCGAATGATTTAATATCTTTACGTGAAACCTATCTAACAATAGGTATAGATAATACAGCTGTTAGTGTTGTAGAAGACACCATCAGTAGCGGTTCAAATCTCTCTGGAACAGGAGTTGTACCAGAGTCCAGCTATAGTTAATAAGGCATGACAAATTCTTCCTGGAAAGTTGGTCAGTGGACTACCCCGACCACCACGGTTACAGTAACCCCTGTTCCGTCGGAGGTCACTTCAGAATCTAAAACACAGATATCCCATAATATTGCGGGGCAATTTCCACAATTTGTCTCAGAGGATTATCCTACGTTCATTGATTTTGTAAAAGAATATTATAAGTCACAAGAATTAAGAGGATATTGTTTTGATATTATCAATAATTGGTCAGATTACTACAATATTGACAATTATGGCGATTTAGTTACTGAAACTAAGCTGATTTCTGCTGTAACAACATCTTCGACAGCTGTTGACGTTGAATCTACTCGTGATTTTCCATCTGAAGGTCTACTTTTGATTGATGATGAGATAATTTACTATCAAAGTAAAGGATCTACCATCTTTAACGATTGTGCAAGGGGTTTTGATGCAATAAGAGCACTTGGAAAGGAAGGAATCTATAAATTTGAGGAAACAACTGCTGCAACTCATGATCTTGGAGCAACAGTTGTCAATTTAAACAACATTTTCCCACTTTATGTCCTTGGGAAGTTCAAAGAACAGTTTTTAGCGACTTATCCGAAGAATTTTGCGGATGGAGTTACTGAATCCACTATAGTTAAGCGAATTAAGGACTTTTATGCCTCTAAGGGGTCTACTAGGTCGTTTCAATTTGTCTTAAGGACACTTTTTGGCGTAGAATCGGAAGTTAGCTACCCAAGGGATAGAATTTTCAAGCCATCAGATGCATATTACACTTCTAGAGAGGTAATTCGTGCTGTTGCTGTTTCTGGAGATCCAACTGATCTTGTAGGGCAAGTATTGTATCAAGAAAATGATGCAAATGACCCAAATGTTGCAGAAGCAAGAATTTATGTTAAAGGTGTCGTAGAAGTTTTCACTGCAAGTGGTTCAGTTTTTGAAATTGATGTAGATACCAATAATTCAACAGGAACTTTTGTAACTCCATACAAAACAACCCTTTCTGCTGATGTAGGTGGAAATATAACTGATACTGTTATTACTGTTGACTCTACTCTTGGTTGGCCTCAAGAAAATGGAAGATTCAGGATTGAAGATGAGATTATTAGCTATACAGACAAAACAGTTAACCAATTTCTAGGATGTAACCGTGCTAGAGAGAATACACTCATTGTAGCACATGATGCAGGTCAAGAAGTCTTTGCTGCATTCAAAATTTACGGTGAAAGTAATGTAGATGGGTCAACAATCCAATTAAAGGTTTATGGTGGTACTAGAGGTGTAGTATTGACTGATGGTGGTAAATATTACCTTCCTAACAGTAAAGTTACAACTCCCATAGCACCTGGCTTTGATAGTATTGATCCAGTATGGGATTCATTCCAGTATAATATTAGACGTGCCCTCAGAGGCGTTTCTGCGACCCTAGGAACCGTTGCTGCCAACGGTTCAGTACGTTGTACTGTTGTAACCAAAGAAAAGCATCGTTTGAGGAGAGATGATATAATTAGGATCTTAAATGCTCCTGAAGACATTTACAATAATCAACATGATGTTGTTGGTATTATTGATGAGAATACATTTGAGTTTATTTTCTCTACATCTCCTGCTAGTGGAATTACTAATTTTGAATTTTACATTGCTAGAGAGTTTGCATATGGAAATAGTGACTATTCATCAATTAAGAATATAATAAGTCCATTTCTTACAGATGTACAGAATACATACAAGTCAGCAACAGACGTTATTGTAGCTAGTGCAGGTATACCATCACATAAGATTGGTCCATTTGCTGCTGGCGACTTGAATCCAGGAAACCAGAGATATCTTAAGAGAATACCCGCAACTCCAAGAACTAAGAGTACAAAAACTGCTACTCCATCTGGACAGGTTGGTATTTCTGCTGTTGGTGTTCCATTTTTCTCTTATAAAGGTAAAGAGAAGGATATTAAGAAATATGGTGGTATAAGGGCAATTGATAGGCTATCTGGTGGTACTGGATATGATGTCACTAACCCACCTACGGTTGAATTTGAACCAGATTATAAACTCGGTGAAAATTATTCAATATACACTAAAGTTAAGCATAACGGTAATAGGTATAAAGCATTAAACACAGGAGTTGCTTCTTCTATTGATTATCCAACTCATACAACTGGAACTTTAGTTGTAGGAACTGTTAGTTGGGAATATGAAGGTGTTTCTGCTGCAGCAACAGTAACTGTTAATGGTTCTCTTACAGCAGTTAATATAACTGATGGTGGTAGTGGATATCTCACAGAACCTATTGTTTCTGTTATTGGTGGTGGAGCAACCGCAGGTAATCAAGCAACTGCTACAGCACAAATCACTTCTGGTAAAGTTACTGGTATCACTGTAAGTAATGGTGGAACTGGATATACATCTGTACCTACTATTGCAATTACTGGTGGAAGTGGTACTGGAGCCACAGCAACCGCAACTTGTCGAGGTTCTATTGATACAATTAATATTACTAATGCAGGAAGTCAATATACTTACGAACCAACTATCAAATTGATCTCTGGTAGTGGTGCTGTTGCATATCCATCAATATTGAATGGAAAGATCGAAAGTATCATTGTTACATTTGGTGGTAGTGGATATTTCGGTGCTCCAGACGTTGTTATCCTCGGAGATGGAGTTGGTGCTACTGCATTTGCTGTTGTGGATCCAAGTACCAATATTGTTACTGGTGTTACTATAACAAATAAGGGTGCAGGGTATTCTGCAGGTGCTACAACTGTTAGTATTGTGTATCCTGGCTCTGGTGCTTCATTCCAGACTAAACTTACTGAATTAAGTTTCAATGAAGCAGCAACTGGTGCAGAATTATCAGATAATACATTTGTATCTCGTAAAACTACTGATAGTGCAGGTGGTGGAGTATTCCAAGGAGAAAACTACCTAATCTATGGTGGTGAGTATGGATATCTTTATAATCCTAAGAAACTTAGGTTCCTTTTGAGAGATAACATTGATGAGAACTTAGTAGAACTAACTCCAACTAAACATTCACCGATTATTGGTTGGGCATATGATGGACACCCCATTTATGGACCATATGGTTTCGCAGATCCTGAGAATACCAGTCCATACAACTCATATAAGTTGATGATCTCTAGTTATCGTGTAAAGACTACTAGAGATGCTCTTCTAAGCGGTCTAAGCGACCCTATGGGCACTTATATTGAAGATTATGAATATCTGGAAGGTCTAGGAGATTTAGATCAATATAACGGCAGATTCTGCGTTACTCCAGAATATCCAAATGGAGTTTATGCATATTTCTCCACAATTAAGGGTTCTGCTGGAGAACCAGCTTTTCCTTACTTTGTAGGGCCAAATTTCTACTCAGAAGCAGAAAAAGTCAACTGGGATGGAAATGGTCTTCAGAAAAACTTTACAGAAGATGCAACTAGGTACAAAGCACCATATATCGGAACTGATAACATTGTTGCGAAGAGAAAACAGCTTGATAATAAAGTTGACTTCTTCCTATCACTAGAAGACACTACAACATTGATTGTAATGGAAACTGGTGAGATTTTAACATACCTAGAAGATGGAATTGGATATTATAGTTACTATCCAGTTATTAGAGGTGGTACCGCTGATTCTTTGGTTGTATCTTCAACTAATAAGTATTCATCTGCTGGTGTTGACCAATATTTAATTGAAGGTGGTGGATCAGGATATAAAGTTAATGATAGATTGACTTTTGATAATACAGGTACTGGTGGAGAGGGAATTAGTGCAACTGTATCTGAAGTTACAGGTGG